ACTCGTTTTTTGTTGGGAGAAAGCAAGGAAAAGAGACTGCTGCCTTTCCTGTACATGATCGACGACATCGATAAGTGGAACGACATCAACGAGCTGAGAAAGAGCAACCCGAACCTGGGAGTATCGATCAAGGTTGATTATCTCCTGGAAGAGATAGCCATCGCCGAGGGATCGCTCAGCAAGAAAGCCGAGTTTATGTGCAAGTACTGCAACATAAAGCAGAACAGCTCGATGGCATGGCTTAACTCGACCGACGTGATGAAATGCATCGGTGATGAGCTGAATCTGGAAGACTTCCGCGGATGCTATTGCGTCGGCGGTATCGACTTGTCACGCACCACCGATCTGACCGCATGCCTGATCGTTATCGAGAAGAATGGCGAGCTTTATGTCTTACCGAAGTTTTTCATGCCAAAAGAGAAAGTGGAAGAGGCAACGGCTCGGGACAATGTTCCATACAAGATTTACATCCAGAGAGGACTCCTGCAGGAATCGGGCGAAAACTTTGTCGACTATCGTGACTGCCTGCAGTGGTTCAAGGATCTGGTCGAGAAATACGAAATCCTGCCTCTGAAGGTTGGCTACGACCGATACAACAGCCAGTACTTGACTCAAGACATGAAGACATACGGCTTCCACATGGACGATGTTTATCAGGGTGAAAACCTGTCTCCGGTGATCGACGAGACCGAAGGGCTGATCAAGGACAGGAAGATCCATATTGGCAACAACGATCTGATGAAGATCCACCTGTTAGATAGTGCTTTAAAAACAAACGCAGAAACACAACGCAAGAGGCTGATCAAAGTATCGGCTAATGTACATATTGACGGCACTGCCGCACTATTGGATGCCATGACAGTCCGTCAGAAGTGGTATTCCGAGATCGGCGGACAGCTGAGAAATGAGAGGTGAATTTATGGGGTTGTTTGATTTTATCTTTAAACCCAAAAACGTGGAGCTTAGCAGAGAAGCGGACAGCTACTTCCGGACGCTGACGGCATACCGTCCACACTTTACAACCTGGGACGGGAAGCTGTACGAGTCCGAACTAGTCAGATCCGCAATCGATGCCAGGGCGAGGCACATCTCGAAGCTGAAAGTCGAGATACAGGGAGCGGCAAGGCCTACACTGCAGACAAAGCTCAGGCTAAAGCCGAACAACTGGCAAACGTGGAGCCAGTTTCTTTACAGGGTCAGCACGATCCTCGACATGCAAAACACATGTGTGATCGTGCCGGTTTATGACGAGCTGATGAACCCGGTCGGGTATTATCCAGTGTTGCCAAGGAAGTGCGAGATCGTCCAGGACAATGACGGGACGCCGTTCCTTCGGTACGAGTTCCGCAACGGAGAAAGAGCGGCGGACTATCTGGAAGAGTGTGCGATCTTGACGAAATTCCAATACAAATCCGACTTCTTCGGTGAGACAAACCACGCACTCGATCCGACGATGGCGCTTGTGCACATGAACGACGAGGGAATCAAGGAAGCGATCCGCAACAATGCCACATATCGCTTTATGGCTCGAATGACTAACTTCTCGAACACCGAGGATCTGAAGCGTGAGCGCCAAAGGTTCTCCGAGGCGAATCTGAAATCCGAGGAGATGAACGAGGGGCTTCTGCTATTCCCGAACACGTACGCAGACATAAAAGAGATCACCGCACGGCCGTATACAGTGCCGGAGGCAGAACTCAGGGAGATCCGCACATCGGTTTATAACTACTTTGCGGTTAACGAGGATGTGCTACAATCCAAGGCTTTCGGCGATGCATGGGCGGCATTCTATGAGAGCGTGATCGAACCGTTTGCGATCCAGTTCAGCGAGACCATGACACAGGCGATGTTTAGCGACAGGGAAAGAGCACAGGGATCCCTATTGATGGCAACGTCGAACCGTCTGCAGTACATGACGACACAGGAGAAGCTCAACGTTTCCGCACAGATGGCAGACCGAGGGATTATGAACAGAGACGAGGTGCGTGACATCTGGAACCTCCCGCCGCTACCGGACGGACAGGGTCAGATCTACACAATCCGAGGCGAATACATGACGATTAACGAAGACGGATCCTTCACAAGGGAAGGCACCGATCAGACAGGAGGAGAAGCTAATGCCGATCAAGAATGACAGAGAATACAGAAACCTGGGGACGTTTGAGATCCGGGAAGATGATGATATTAAGACCGTGAAGGGATACGCTTCAACGTTCGACACATACGAGCTATGGAACGATGGCGATCTGATCCTTCACGAAAGAATCGCAAGGGACGCTTTCGAAGGCGCAGACATGTCAGACGTGGTCTTCCTTAGAGACCACACAGGGGCGGTTTTAGCCCGCACAAAGAACGGCTCGGTAAAACTTACAGTAGATAACCGAGGCCTCTATACAGAGACGGATCTGAGCCTCACAGAGGCATCCCGGAACATGTACGAAGACATCCAAGTGGGCAACTATTCGCAGATGTCTTTTTCTTTTGTGGTCGCACAGGATCACATCGATTGGCTCGACGACAGGAACGCAGTCAGGACAATCGACAAGATTAAAAAGCTGTACGACGTGTCGGCGGTTGCTTTTCCCGCCAACCCGTATACAGATATTGGGCTTTCCGCCCGTTCTTTATTCGACGGAGCGATTGAACAGAGAGAAGCGGAGCGACTTCTGAGGGAGAAAGCCGAAAGGAAGCGCAAAGCGTTACAGCTGCGCATCAGACTCATGAAAGGAGAGTAAAGCAATGGAAATCGAAAACATGAGCATGGAACAGATCGAGGAACGCATCAGCCAGATCGGCACCGAACTGGAATCTGACAGCGCCGACATCGAAGCACTCTCCGCAGAAGTCGACAAGCTCGAGGCAAGAAAAGCCGAGCTGAAGCAGATCGCGGAGACAAGAAAGGCAACACTCGAAAAGGTTGCCTCAATGAAGACACAGGTTTTAGACAAGATCGAAGAAAGAAAGGAACCGGAAAACATGAACGAAGAAAAAAGAGCTCAGCTCGTCGATGCACTGGCTGAGTACATCAAAGGCAACGCAACAAGCGAACAGCGTGCGCTCCTTACTACACAGGTATCTGGGGGCACCGTAAGAGTCTCCGACATCGTTGATGATTATGTTTGGACAGATTGGGACAAGAACCCGATCCTCTCCAGAATCAGAAAAGTATATGTCAAGGGCACATACAAAGTCGGCTATGAAGCAAGCGCAACAGGTGCAGTCAAGCACACAGAAGGCGACGAAACAGCACCGGCAGAGGAAGTATTAACTCTCGGATATGTTGACTTCGTTGCTCAGTACTTCAAGAAGTGGATCAAAGTGTCCGACACAGTTCTGGCTCTCAAAGGCCAGGCATTCATGGACTACCTTTTTGACGAGTTCGGATACCAGATCGCCAAAGCTCTGGAGAACGAAGTCGTTGCAGAGATCGTCGCTTCCACACTGTCCGCAAAGGTTACACACGCAATCGATAACACCGCACCGATGGCAGGATTTGCCGCTCTTTCCGATGAAGCTACAAACCCTGTAGTAATCATCAGCAAGACAACATATGCCGCAATCATGAACGAAAGAGCAACCACAGGCGCAAAGATCGAGGATCCTTTCAACGGCATGGAAGTACTGTTCAATAACACAGTCACAGGCATGCTCGTAGGCGATCTCGATGGTGTTGTTGCCAACTTCCCAGAAGGCGAAGATTTCAAGTTCATCGTAGACGAGACATCCCTGGCTGAGCACGATCTTGTTAAGATCGTCGGCAAGGTTCTCGCATCCATCCATCTGGTACGTCCGAACGGCTTCGCAGTAGTCACTGCAGAATGATCGTCCGGGTGCTGAAAGACACCACGCTAACAGTCAAGGCAGGGGAGATCGTCGAGGTCGATGACCGTGACGGTCTCTTTGCTATAAAGATGGGGAGCGTGGAACAGGCCGAAAAGCCAAAGCCAAAGACAGTAAAGAAGAAACCGGCGAAGTAATGCCGGACGGAGGTATACATGGAGTTATTTATTTTGTCCAGGATTAAGGACTGCATGCGTGTCGTTGACGATGAGTTTAACGAAGAGATCGAGGATCTTGCAAATGCGGCGCTTGCTGATCTCGGTATTGCCGGAGTAGACGGCGAGCGTGCACTGATCACCGATCCTCTCGTATTCCGGGCGGTGGTCACCTATTGCCGTCTCCATTTCGGGACTCCGGACGATTACGACCGGTTAAAGAAGTCATACGACGAGCAGAAGGCACAGCTCCAGATCGCCTCCGGATACACGACATGGGGGTGAGCTGATGGACAGATCGAAGATCGTTTATCTGATCCGGGAGGTCTGGGAGGAGAACGAGTACGGCGTTCTCGAGCGCACTCTCGAACGGCGCAAGGTCTTCGCAGACGTTTCATCCGTCACGGCTTCCGAGTTCTTCAACGGAGGCATGAACGGAC